ACATCATAGTTTGTTGTACTTCTAGTCCGAGTGAGATAGGAGTTATACGCACGAGGATAGATACCCTCAGAGTAGCGCAAGGAAATAAATTCCTTGACAGGGTTAGACTCTGGAGAGATTCTTGGATCTTTGTACAACTCCACCAAATCATCATAAGTTTGGATAGGTGCGTTCTGTTGTACTAGCCCAGGCTTATTGCCAAGTCGAGGCCAAATTAGATTATTGTTTAACTGCTCGTTTGCAAAATAAGATAAGTTGTTACCATAAGAATGCTTAATGGAAAGATCTCTTGGTTCGTCTTCGCCCATCTCCATATTCAAACTGGTAATTAATGGTCGATTGTTTGCAAGCACGGAAGGCTCTATTACCTTGCTTACACGTAATGATCTTGCAACGGGGACAGTGAGCGCAAAGTTACCTACCGTAATGGTAGTTGTTTCAGAGGGAGGCGCCTGACGGACGTAATCAATTTCATTATTCTTTTTTTGATATCGTCCTATTGGGCCTTCGCCTGCGCGAATCTGCTTCCACATTGGGTACCCATATGGTCCGTTACGGTGATGTAAAAGGCCATTTAAGGTTTTAGTAACACCATTTTTATTGTAGGCGCCGACGCCAGTACGCTTAACAAAATCAATCAAACCACCTTGATAGTTGCTGTATGTTTCACCATACATACCAATAGCAACAACACTAAGAGCAAAGTCTGGCTGACCTATCGTGTTGGTGCTGGAAGTTACTGGTTCATGAATATTACTGTTCAGGCCAACGAAATCATTCGCAAGTGGATAACGTGCTTTTGAAACCTCCATTCCATAAGTGCGGAAACCTGATAGCGGGGCGTTTGGCCGCTCTGATCCGATAAGGCTGGCACTCAAGAATGTAATTGTATCTGATTCTGCTGGAAGCGTCCGTGGGTCTGCTGCAAACCCAAGCGGGGCAGCCAAGGCTGATGCTGTAATCCAAGCGTACTGCAAGTCACTTTGCGGAATCTGATGTTGTACGAACAGATTGTCAAATGTTGACGCAGTAATAAAAGTGGCACCACTCAACTCAACCCTTCTCGCAGCGTTGCGATTGGTTTTTTGATAAGCTGCTAGACTTGAATCATCGGGATCTTCTCCACCAAAAGCTGCATGCTCTGTTGACCACTCATCAAATGCTTGGCGAACCAGTGCATTTCTATAATTACAAGTACTGTATATTGAAAACTCAGCAGAGAGCGTGTCCAGGCCGGGGCCGCCATCAGAATCACCAGAACTATCTGCGCCGCCAGGAGCACCAAAACGCTCTACAATAACATAGGGTGTCTTGCCACGATTTGGTTTTGCATACTCAACTGCACCTGAAATGTGAGGGTTGGCAATCTCAGCGCCGACCAAGAAAGAGTCTGCATCGTTAAGTAAAACTTGATTCTCATTCAAGTGGGCTGACGCTGTCTGAACCCACCAACGGTTGTTGATGCGGCGACCAGAAGTCTGAAGCACTTGATACAATTCATCGTAGTTGCCGATAATTGTAGAACCAGTTCTATGTTGAATGTTTCTTACGTTTATCGGTCTTTTTGCCAACTCATCACGATAGTATCGAGCAGCGGGCAGATCCCTGTTTAAGACCCCTAGTGAATTCTTCTCAGGTTGCATTATCTGCACAGTAGAATCCGCTATCTTAAGACGGAAACCCTCTGCTCTCTCCGTCTCGTAAGGTAGGCGGTAGAAGGCAGCTGCGCCAGAGTCAAGCTTAAAATCGGTTTGATAGATGGTGGTGACCTTGTACCCAGCAGGTGCAGCATGGGCGGTTGCCAAAAGTCTATAATATCTGTAAGCCGTATTATTGCCTGAAAGTTCTGTGAATGAACCAGAATACAAAGAAGTCTGGATTCTTTCTGACATTCCGACGCTTGATGAGAATATGAATGTTGCGCCAATATCAGTGTATGATCCACCATCGGTAGAACCTTGCCACTTCCAAGTTCCACCGTTGTGGGCTCCATTCGCGAAATCACCCCACAGTCTCGCGTCGGTCACCACAACAGAGGCACTAAAGTCCCAAGTAATGGAGGCGTCAGTGAAATTATCACCATACAATTTAACCCTACTGTTCGTAATGTTGACACCAGCTGGATATGTGCCTACCCCGTCGATAGTGTTGAGGAACCCTTGGTTTGAGGCGCCTCCGGCAGAGGCGAACTGCCACGTGCCATTGTCACTAACTGCATTGATACCGGTGGTACCCATAATACTAACACGGTTGCCAGAACTTTTGGCTTCGTCATAGTTTGCCGAAGCAGAGGCGGGGGGGATAGCAGGGTTCAAGACTGGTTCAGTTAATGCTACATGCCTGTACTGAAGACCACCAACATACTTCTCTGTGAACGGACCCTGCGCAGGAGTCGAGAATGGACTCCCGTACCCATCAATGTGTAAATTGGTAAGCTCCTTGTTTGTAGAGATTTCCAAGCTTGTGTTGCCAGCTGAGGAACTGAACACGTTGAATGGTGAAATTATTCCACCATTAGTGGCATCGGCAGAAGGTCCTCGTACTGATCTCTGCGGGATCTTTATTTTCTTGCCGTATCGAGTAGGGCTGTTTTGCCCATCATTACAGTTCGGAACTGATTCCAGTGTTACATCTATTGTCTCAGTGCTTGCTGGTTTTAGTGCTGTGAGCGCAACATCGGGCTTCTTGTTAGACGGAAGATTAACTCCACCATGCAAGTTCAAATCCTTTGAAACTGAGAATCGATGAGGGGTTGTAAACCTGCGGTTCAGCACTTGCAGTGATGCAGTAAGGATTTTATTTCTATCATTATCGACGTTATCGTTGCCTGATGAAATAACTGGGCCGTCTCTCAGCGCCTTCTGGTTCCACCAGAAACAATTGTCTTGTTCGCGAGCAGGAATGGGAGCGTGGCCAGTCTTCCAGTCATACAACAATTCATTGACACCGTTTACTCCACCCTCAGGATCTGAAGCTTTTGAATCAACTGTTGGGAACTTTGTCCAGTATTTGTTTCTCTCAAGAATATGGCTCTCAACCATATTTTGAATTTCTTCGGACGCATTGGCTGAGCCCGGTATCAGTTGTTGAACTAGGTCATTCAAAGATGAGTCAAACCACTTATAGAATGTGGTAAACTTCTCAAAATCAGGGGTATTGCGTACGCGCTCAAAAAACAACTGCCTTAGCTTTGATAGGTCTTTATATTCTTGCCTATATCGATTTACGGGGTCCCCAATTAGATTATTGTAATCTTTAATGGTTGCAAACCATTGCAACATATCAGCAGAAATCTCCTGATACATGCTCTTCTCAATTGAGTAGAAGTAGTTAATCGGTCGAGACTCGCGAGTAAATGTTTCGTCATCCTGGGTCAACACCTTGACTGTGTCAGCGTTTGTAAGGATTTCTGGCAGTCGCTGCATATATGCGAAGTCGTAATCTCTATCCAATGACGCCGTGGTGCTTACCGGGAACCCTGTTCCGCGTCCAGAATGCTGACGGTTTATAATATTACTGTACTCGCCGAAACGTCGATCAGATGCGGAACCGGAGGAAACATCGGGGACAGTAAACTGGCCGCTGGCGTTTGAGCCAGTGAGCGTATCAAATGTCCACTGAAGTGCTAGTGTCTCAATCTGTCGAACATCTAGTGTGCCCAGTTGATCCTCAAAGAGGTATGCACGTCGGGATGGGTGAGATGCACCGTTGTTTGAAGGGTCGATTGCGTGGGCTCTCAATGCCTCGTTAGACAAGTAACTTTGCCACACCCTAACTGCACCCACCTTCACATCGGTCTTATCGAGCAAGCTTCCAGTGAAGTTTGTCAAATGTGCACCAGCAAAAATGCGCTTAGGGTTAGACAGCATCCTAAAACCAACCTGATGACTTACGGTGCCCGTTAGTTCAAACTCGTTTGTGATTGTACCGAATGTTGCGTTGGCGCCATAAAAGTTAATTTCATAGGCATCGTCCTCGGTTCCCTGCACAACACCTGCCATTGGGTGCCCAAGTGGCTTTATACGAACAGCTAGAATCCAACGTTCGTCATTGTATGCATCCACATACACGCTACTAGTCAGGTGTGGCACATGGCCGCCTAAAGTGCCTGTCAAAAAGAACTTAGCACTGGTTGAATATACATCATTGCGCACGGCATAGACTTGGAAGTTTGATACATCGTCGGCGCCCCAGGCAAGATTGCCATCACTCAAACTTGAATCAGCTGTGTGCAGCCCAAACAAAGAGGACTGTGTAAACGGGGTTTCAAAGTAGAACCTGTTGTCTTCCGATCTTTTGTTGGGCAGTTTAATCTCGGCTTCTATCGTAAATGCAGAACCTGACTGAAGAGCCGTTGTTGTACTGCCCGAAATATATGAAACCGTGTTGTCGTTGTCCGGGTTTGTGAACTGGTGTACTGTGGCTGAGAATCGATCTTCAGCATTAAAGTCTGCATATGTATTTCGATATGAGCCTTCCCTATAATTGTCGGTAAGTGGGTAGGTGACTCCATCAGCATATAGATTTAGCTTGATCAGCTCGTCGTCCACACCGAAGCATCGAATAAGGTTTCGGAATGCTTTTTCAGTACCCTTAGACTTGTATATATAAGTTAAGTTATTGTAGATATTCTGGAATATCAGATTCTTTGTCTTGTCGAGTTTGTATTCAAAATCACGATCTTCATCTCGACCCAGGAACTGTTCAATGATGTCCGCCTCGATGAAGATGTCCGAGGTTACAAGGCCACTAGAATTTAAAAGCTTTTCGGAGAAAGCATACGGTTTCCAAGATCCCGAGGCGCTGCTTGAAAGATATGTTACATCCTTAAGGTTTGAGATTTCTTGGATTTGCAGATATAGCGTATCAAAATAGCTAGAAATGATCTGCGTAAGCTTGGCCAGTTCACCATCATCGCCGTCTCCATCTAGAATCCACCCTGGGTATGAGTTCTTGATCGATGAATTGTTCCGATAATCGTATTCAATACCAGTCAACCTTTTGTCATCTTGTAAGGCGATCAACGCAGGGTGTTGTGTTCTAATGATCGGATCTAAGAATTCTGTTGAAGCTGCACCGGCGATTACCATTGCGGACGAGGTTGCCCTAGAGGTTGCCGAGTATCCAGTCCATGTACCATTACTTACGCGACCGGAATAGTCCAGCACCACCGAGTCTACGGAATCAACCCCGGTAATACCTTCATTAAACTTGTAATAAACACCCAGATCGGTATTTGCGGTGTCAGTATTCGTACCTGCGCCCACCTGGGTGAACCAATACCTGCCAACATTTTCAGAAGTGCGTTGTGTTTTCCAGTATCGTAGCTCATCTATGGACCCAGAAAGCTTACCATACCCTGCCATACTGAGTCCGTGGAAGGCATTTCCAGATGGGGCGGTCTGTAAGGCACCCACATAGGCAATCAAGCTACCAGTAATGTTGTTTATACCATCGGTACCAAGCTTTGTACTCTGATTTAGGTCACCATTGACGTAAAATTTAGTCTCTACACCATTGGAACCACTCATTAAGCTAATTGCGTAGTGGTTCCAGGTGCCCAAAGAGCCTGTTCCGGCGATAGAAGACCCAATTTTTTGATTAAAAAAGCCAGATGTACCCGATTGGGCCGTGATATAGAAAGGAGATTCAGACGCAGCGGTGCCTGAAATTTCAAAAGTTAGCCTTCCGTACTCTGCACTTGAGGATGCTTGGCCGTTCCAGAGGTCAAAAATAACCTCTTTTTTAGTCAAAGAGGTGCTAAAAGCGTCCTTTTTTAGCCAAAATTCAAGGGTAACACCATCATTTTGCAAATCTGCGTGAAGATTGGATGCTCGATTCTGTGCAGTGTTATATACGTTGGCAGTACCACCATCATCTGGGTAAATGCTGGTTAACAGCTTGTTTGTGGCGTCCTTGTTGGGACCACCTTTAACTACAATGTATTCGACAGTGGATGGAAGGCCGTAGTCTCCGGTAGCCTGAGTTAAAGAACCCCACCCAGAGGGGGAAAACCGAACATAACCGTTGGTACGAGGGTACTCGTTCTCTAAAAACCAGTTGTCAAAGTAAGAAGAGCTAAGGTGCCACTCTAGTGCTTCCTTGCGAGATCCATCATAGGGGTAGTCCTGATAGACTCGTCGGATAGTGTCTTCGTAGTATTGCTCCGCAGACCCAAAGAAAACAAAGTTTGCAGGTTCAGAGAAATCGACCTGCGGTACGAACCTTTCCCTTTCTTCTACAAAGCGTTTTAAGTAATCAGCCGACTCAACTTCTTCAGCAATTGTGTCAAGGCTTTCGTTGGCAAATTTACTTGCCTCAAGTTTTTCCTTAAAAAGATCTTTTAGAGACATTTTTCTACTCTACTCTAAACTTAAAAACTTCAGGCTGTTCATGGTAGGCACCATTAATGTGATATGCAAACTTAAGAGCATAAGCGTAGCCAGTTTGCAACAAAGACATATCAAGGTCGAAATAACTACCAGAAGAGTCAAAAGACATTTTGGTATAGTTATCACTACCTGTACCGTACGCAATCACCTCCAAATCATCAACTACTCTGACAACCCTGTAATATCCGGCATCTATTATCTCACTTTCAATGGTTGCTGTTGCCTTGACATAAATAGTTGGATTCCAATCTTTTTGTCTAGTGTAGAGACGGAACCTAGCAACCTCGCTAGTATCATATTTGGACTTCAAATTCGTGATGTTGGTGACAAACTGGGGATTTGGATTATAATCCTTAGAATCAAAAGTTTGAACTGTAATTGCTGAACCGGTGTGGTACTCGGTTGAATTTACATGCCAAACTGGATAAATCGTTGTTGCAGTACCTGTAAAGGCGAATGTTGCAGAATAAATACCTGTTTCACCAACTTGGCCCCCAGTGATATTGAAATCATTGTTTGCTACGACACCACCTCCGACAGGCAATGTTATCTTCGTCGTGCCGGGAGTGGAGTAAACACTTAAAAACACTTCGCCAGTGGCTACGCCAGGAATATCTTTTAGTTGGCCGCGCACATAGTTGTACAGGTATAATGTGTTTAAATTATCGTCTGCTGACGCGAGTGAGCTACTGAGGTAAAAATTACCAGCATCATCCTGCTTGGATGAGTCCCAGCGGGCCTCAATAACTGGCCGTTTGAAAAAGAACTCCGAACCACGAGCAAAGAATTTTTTCGTATAATAGGAATCTCCGTCTTCGGCGTTCTCCTGTGAAGAAGTCAAGTAGACCCCAACCCCATAATTTGCGCGGGCTCCAGTGCCGCCGGCAATCCATTCCTCGACCATGGCAGTAATATCAACGTCCAGATCTTCAGTCCCGTTAATAAAAGTTTGAGAATAAAACGGGAGATTTGTTCCTGCTACGTATGTGCCTGTGTGGAAGTCGCCACCTTCTGTTGTCCAGTCAACCAACCCCGTGCTTGCAGTTGAAGCCATAAGCCAGTTAGCATAGCCCTGGTCTGTGTACTCCTCCATGTCAAGGCCCGTACCCTCTTGCCAAGATCGTGATACTGCGTGCACGACTAAAGTAAAATCTCGCGGCAACGTGAACGGTGTCTTGGCGTTGTACATCTTCAGGTAAAAGTTGACACTACCAGAAACAGGAATATCCCCAGCAGTTCGATCAGTTGAGATATCACTAACCGTCCATTCTGCCAGAATCCTTGACTTTTCAAGAGAAGATGAGGACTCCTGGCCAATAATGGAAAACACTTCTAGAGCGTCTGAGAACCCCATATTAGAGCCGGTGCCTCGTTGAGTTAGACTGGCTTTCCACGCATTTGTTATTGTTGTATCTTTCGACGCTACGTACTTCTTGATGGCCATTATCTAATTGTCCCTTTTATATCGTTGTCTGGATATTTTACTTCCACTATTACATTCTTAGGAATATCTATATATCTGCCATCAGGGTCAATTCTGTCGGAGATATTAAATGGTAATGAGGAATATAAAGCACCATTGCGCTGGGTTATCGTTACATCGACGACATCTAATAATCCCGGCACTGCACGCAGGACACCATATACATCAGAAATGTAAAACCTTTCTCCAATATCGTAGGTCCGGCTGAGCATATATTCTCTTAAATAACTGTTGGCGGCAGCTAACACGTCAAATTTATTAGCGTTCCGATTGGATACTGCGGTAAAGGAAATACCTATATTGAGAATATAGGCGTCTAGAATGTCCACAGTGTCATTCAACATTTTATATTTTGTAATCCAAGATTTTAAATTATTTTTTAAAGTTGAGTTTGCCGCAACAAGCTTTCCTTCGCTATCCTCGGCGATAACGTACATATTTAAGTTTCTCTTAAAGCTATCTTTATCTTGAATTACGGTGACTCTCTTTATCGCACCAAATTGGGCGGGCATATTATAAACCATCGCCTCGTAATCTTGAAGAGTTACTGCCCTGTTTTGAGCAGAGTAGTTGCCATAAATTCGTGTCTTTATTTCCTCTGAGGACGGCAAGGCTACGTCACCAATGATCGGCTCTTGGTTTGTCACTTCTAAAGAAGTGATGACCGTTGTTTGCTTTGAGGCCAGCAAGGTAGTTCCCTCTTCCTCCTTGGGGAAGACGAACCGCCTCTTCCTTACGTTGACCACGGCGGCAACAGCTGCATTTGTGCGCTCGGTACTGTTGTTTCTATATGTCACTGTAAGAGTTGTGTTATTGGGAGCTACGCCAAACTTATCTGTCTTCGTGAGTTTGGTAGGGTCAAAACTAGTGTCTGTTACATAGTTTTTTCCATGTATGTTGAGTACCACATTGCTTGGATCTGCGATTAGATTTGTCTTAAGGTTTTCTTCTGAACCATACCCGAACTGAAGCAGTGTGGCGTCAGCTTCGTTAACAACAACAAACCTTCTGGGTACAACAATGGGTTTGATTAGTGCGCCGACTGAGTCTGAGTTCGCGCCCTGGTTGGCCACCTCCACAAACAAAGTGTTTTGTGAAAGATTCTCGACTTCATAATATCGATGACCTTCCGCATCTTCAACTGATAATATTTCTGCAATATTTGCACCGGGCACTGTAATTTTAAGAAAGCGTGTAAAATCACCCACTGTAATCTCTTCAGTGGCGATATCTCCAGAAATCACCTGTCCATAAGCACGGATAGCATAAGAAGTAGGGACGCCAGTTGTACTGTTAACGTCAGCAACAACCACCTCATTACTTGAGTCAGAAAAATCTATATTTTCATTGAGAATATAACCCACACCATCAACAGAACTAAAAGTAGACCCTCGTCGCAAGATGGGTATATAGTCACTGTCTGGTCCCAACCCTGTGCTAGCGGCGGGTACTGTAATGTACACGGCTACGGTACCATATGATGTTGGGGCACCTCTAAATTTATATCCAAACTGTCGGCCCAGTTTGACTACGTTCTCGTATTCAATTGCAGTATCAAGAAACGATTCGTTTGCCTGATAGTCGAGGTAAAAAGATAAAACATCGCCGACATAAGAAACCGTATCAAGCATTAGGGAACCAAAGGATGCCTCGTTAAAATCCTTAAATGTATCAGAATAATAACGCTTGGCATAGTTGACCAAGTCGTCCTTGATACTTTGAAAATCTCGGCTTGTATATTTAACGGGTACTACTTTTCTCGAAGGCATTTATATTCTCTCCCTAAGACAGGCTAACAGAAATATCCAATAAATCAAAAATTGCCAATGCGTCCACTGAATACTCAATAGAAACATTAATCCGATTAGAGTCCACAGATGCCTCATCTTCAGAAAAAATCACCTGCTCTATGGTTACGAATGGCATATAAATATCAACTTGAGTTCTTATCCTATCTTCTATATCGTTACGCAGACCAATGTAGTTTTGTTCAAAGAGAAAGCTTCTTATGCCGACTCCAAACTCCGGGTCCATCATACGTTCGCCAGGAGAAGTCAAAACTAGATTTTTTAAATTCTGCTGAACTACCTGCTGATAGGTGGTGTTTAATGCAAACCCATTAACCTTATCGCGACGAACTGGAAGTTTTGGTGATAGTCCTGCCACTCTTATTCTCTCCCCTCTCTACAAGGATCTTCTCCGCGCTCTACGCTTCTTCTGTATGGAGGCAACTTGGGACGCCAGTTGGTCATGCCCAAAATCCATTTAAGCGGTGGAACTAGAATAAATAGTGCTTCTAGGATTTTAAATGGCGTCAGCGCTATAATTAGAGGAAGCGGTAAGTTTAGAGGTTTTTCCCACCACTCCCTTCTTCTATTGCGGAGGTTGTCCTTTCTCCACCAAGTGTCTTCCTCGGTGTGCTTCACTGAATAATAAAGCTCTTCCACCAATTCCTTGCTTCGATCAAACAGTTCTAGTCGTCCGGGCAGATTGGATACATGTTCAATTGCATACATCGACACCAAAGAGTGCAGGCGTGGCATAGGATAAATATACTTGAACAACACTGCAAACTGTGGATCAACGGCAATGTCTGCGCGGAGCGGGCGACGGAAGTCACGATTATAAAACGTGCTAAGATCCCTAATCACCGGCGTTGGGGTACCCTCTTCGAGGGCGATCTGATAGGCTCGAACTTGTGCCACAGATGTGCGCAGACGATCATACTCAGCACATGCATTGTCGCTTGGTCGATTCTGGAATGTAAAATCCTGATCTAAGGGATCGCCTTGTTCATTTGCATCAAAGAAGCAACGTGTTATTGCACTTTGCCCATCGACACCTACACCTCTCATCTGATTAATGAGGTGTATTTCAATTCGATCAAAAAGTTGTGCAAGGCGATCTAATTGTTCTGGTTCTAGATCGCCAAATGACGGGGTGCCGCCAAATTCTGCCTGCGCTGCCGCTAGTTCACGAAGTAATTCCTGCACCTCAATCCAAATGAAGAATAGCCCACCCCATCGACTGGACGCAGAACTCCACTTCTTAGTTATCAAGAAGTTTTTCAGTTCAGCAAACGCGCGCTGGTCGTCTCCCTCTGCGTTGGCGAGATCCCAGAATTGAAGCCAGTATGCCCAATTTCCTTCTGGATCTTGAAATCTCTTCACATTATTGGGATTATCATTTTGGCTGTTGAGAGTAACAGCGTATTTAGCTGCCCACGGAGCAATGCCCGGATCATTAAAATTCACCGCCGAGGCATTATCGGGGTCAAACAGTGGGTAGATATTTCTTCTTTCATCATTATCTGCATTTTGCGGCTGAATAGTGATATACCACGGAGTTTGCGGTCTATCATTGCCATCGAGCGGCAGGCGAACCGGCATCTCGGCTGAAAAACTCTGATTAGGATAATCCCTGCCGAGGGTTCCACCTTCGCGGGCGTCTTCGCCGCGCAGCGTGAAGCCGAGATTTGGATTATTTCTAACCCTCTCTCTTATTCTTGACCACTGATATGTATCTAAGACTGAAAACCCAAACAGTTGTTTAGACACTTCGTGGATGCGGGCGGCGACGGCGGCCATATTACCAAATTCGTTTTCGGGAGGAACCATGGAGCTGAAGTCGCGGTCTGACAACGTCTCGCCGGATGTGGTAAGCCAGCGACGTGAGTTTGGTTCAAGAAGGGCGTAGTTTACACTTTCATATGGCGCACCGCTATCCTTGAATCTATTCCAATATGTTTGTACAGCTGGTACAGGTACGATCAGATTGTTAAATTTGTCTACAAGATCTTGTAAGTCAGCTTGCATATCGCCAGTAAACAAACTGGAGACTGTCCTGCTCACGTCTTCAATGGCAGCGCCCACTGTGGACCCTACGGGTGTCTCAGATAGCATCTCTGATTGAAGCTCGCGCTGGCCAGTTATCAAAGGGAGGGTCAAGACTTCAAACGCCGCCTCTTCAATGGTGCGAGCCACATCGTCGCCAACAATATCCAAAATTTCACTAACAGTTGCGTTAGACCTCTCAGCGATACCCTCTACCATTGTGGCTGGGTCGGCGGGGGATTCTTTTAAGATGTACGCCTTTTCTGCCCTTATCTTGTCCTGTAAAGACTCGGCTGGCGCGTCATTTTCTTTCAAGTTCTCATTGACAAACTCTCTGAAGTTCTCCATCTCTGGCACTGCCTCTTTGAGTCTTTCTATATCTACGCCATCCTCAATAGATTGGCGGTCGGTATCTGAAAGTGAAGTGTATTGGAATGGATATGCCCACATCAACCTCTCACCAAATTCCCATCTTTGGAAATACTTTTGAATATTGAAAACCAACCTATCTCCTCGGGTGGTATAAAGACCCAACTGACGATTGAAGTTCTGAAGGTCTTCTAAAAACCTTTGCCAAAGTCGTATATTAACGACACCTCTAAGTTCAGGGCCTCGATCTCGAATTTTACTAATAGCCAGATCTCTTGCAACCTGATTTGGTAGACTTGCCAGCGTCTCTTCCCACTGTGCAGGGCTTTTTTCATAGATGCGAATAAACCTTTCGGTGTAAAAACCGCCAGTTTGTAACTCAGAAAAATCAGTGTTTAAAACAGTTTGTGCTGAAATGGCTGAGCTAGCCTCATCCAAGATCCACCCAAACGCAATATCATGCACTGCTTCCAACCAAGATGACCAAGTATCCAGTCCAGAAAGCTGCGGGGGTCGGCGGGGCAGATTACGAGGTATACGTTCTCCAGTGCCAGTTACGGTCGATGGAATTTCTTCCCTTCGATACCGCACGATTGTTTCCTCAGTTGTATCACTGAAGGTAAATGGAGGTCGGGGGTCGTTTGGGATTTGGCCGGCGTACTGAATGGTTCTCTGTATACTTACAAAAGTAGAATAGCCTTCGTAAAGATCCAACACAATCTGTAAAGCCAAGGCGTCATCTTCCTCGGTATTTTCAAAGTCGCGCCTTGTCCAGGGTAATAGAATGTCCTGGGGCCAATTATTGTTGCGGTCTGGTCTTCTTCTGACTTGTGTGTTTCTCACCGGGATGCCTTTAATACCCCTCAGTATAGGCGCGGCAAGATTGTCGTCTGGATGGTTGCCATCTAAGAGAAAGTTTCTCCAACCCTCCAAAAACTCCTCATCAACCTCCAACTCATCCCTTGTTAGGTCGCCATCGAGATATTGCCTTATCTTCCTCGTAAATACTCCGTAAGTTGAAGCGTCACGCATCTGTGCGTCGAAGTCTTCCGGTGGAGTATCATCAACTCGCTGTGTTGTAAAACGGGCAGCTGTGATAAAGTCGGCGCCAAACACAGCAGCATCAGTGGTTGGTAAGTATTTAGCAAACAACTCGTCGGTTAAGTTGAACACGGAAGTTCCCATAATCTTCTCTAGTTCATCGCCAAGCTGCTTAAACTGTGTCAAAATGGCATACTCCATGTAGCCCATAGTTTTTACGCCACCAACATTGACAAAAGGCACATCATCAGAAAGCTCACCGACCCTATCGGAATTGGGCACAATGTCACAGTCTGGGTCCGGGGGCGGGTCGGGGGCGCCCTCAGCATCTGTACACGCATAGTTGGTTTCTACTGGACTGAATGAGATGTCGTTTACTGGTCCGAAGATGATGATCACTTCTTCGCCAGTCAAAGGATCAAAAATCTTTTCCTGATCTTCGATTTTTGCGGACAAGAATTCCTGTATTGAAGTCGCAATTTCAATATAAAATTCTCGATTTTGCATCCGATCCTTAAACTCGTTAAGGAAGTAGCGTATCAGAAGATCTGAACTCATTAGGTCCTGAACGCGCAAGTAAGAAAAGGGAATAATCCCATTAACCAAAAGCTCAGATGCGAAAACTCGGATGTATGTTAAGGCAAGTGCGTATTTTGTTGCACGGACATACCTTTGTGGGTTTTCTAACCTAGAGGTAACATAAGCTTCCTGCTGTGTTTGTATGATACCCTCGATATCCAAGATGCCTGGGGGTCTTGAGTTAGGACCGCAACTTGGATCAGGTACGAGGCCCAACTCAGTAATCGCATCTATCTGATCTGAGAAAGTTCCCGCAAACAGGTTGCTTGATGCCATGTTCCTTCCGATTCCACGGATATAAGACTCATTGACAGCCTGTACCATCTTTGCGTGAAGCTCATTAACAGCACTATCAGGAGCATCGGATGCCGCTATAAAATTACCAGCCATCGTTAACTGTGGAATACCAATCTGGTCTATCCATTTCTGATTTAGGAAATCAGTGAATGCCTGCTGTGGTGGGTTGTAAGTCCCGTCTAGTCTGTCCTGGCCGCCAAAGTTTTCAAAAATAGACTCTCGTATCTCAGAGCTTAGGCGCTTTCTTGACGCAAAATTAAATAAGGAAACCCACTCGCCTGCTCCGGGTGACCAGCGCTGCAAGGCGACACCGTATGCATCCTTTACAGCAGCCCACTGAGTATTGGCAGGTGGTGGTGGACAAAGATTATATTCTACCCTGACACTATCATTTACAAAACGCACATTGTTTGTTTCGGGAATCAGGCCGATCCCTGAAACCAATTGAAGGAGGTTTTGGTTAATATCAAAGTTTGATGGCAGCGTGGTGGTTCGGATGCGGCGATCAGGCAACTCAAGGACAATAAAACTACTATTGTTCTCCCCTCGCTCAAGCCCAGAAACTAGTGGTCCCTCAAGGCCTAGCAAATAATCCAAAATGCGTGCGCCAAACACTGCGCCTCCAACCCCAGGGTTTACTGGTGCTTGTGAGGGTAGGGTCAACCCAGGAATGTTATTCGCTATAACTGCCAGCGGGTTGTCCTCATTATCTCCAGAATTCTCGGGCTGATATGTCGTTGTTATTAGCGTAGGAATATTGTTCTCCATGTCGCCATAAAACATTGTCTGAACGTTATTGAATATCGTATTTGAAGATATTTCTTGTAGATATTTTACAGATGGTGGCTCCCTTGGGATTATACCATTGGGGTTTGCAGCACTCTTAAAGATGTTGGGAATCACATCTGCCAAAGTGTCTTCGCCAGAGGCGACACTGCGGGCGATGTTGATCAAGTTAGTCATGCGACCAGTGTCACAAGCCAGGGCTTCATCGAGCTGTTCACGAATCTGTTCGGAGGTTGCGCGACCTAAAAGCATTTCCTCCCTAAGGTCAGTTTCATCACAGATTGTATTAGAGGGTTCAATGTCAACTGCACCTAGAAGTTCTGACAAGTTGTCACAAATACCTGGGTCAATCAGGTTGCCTACGGATACATAAAACTTTCTTATCTTCTCAAGATTGGTTAGTGCACTTCGTACAGCTGGATACTGTTCTGTTATCAGGACCTCGGTCAACTGCAAGGTCCCAAGACTTGCTGTTCCTGAAAACAATGCACACAACTCTGTGGGAGTGACTAGGGTGGCTGTATCTCGAACCAGTTGCGGAAACTGACCCGTAAGCCCCTGGACGCCCATCTCGGCATTGACAGCCTCTTCCGTAAGATCATCATCGGGGATAAAGGAATTTAGATTATCCAAGAAGCGGGTCTTCGCGGGATCTAGGGTCCCTGTGCGCTCACAATTTAGCAAGTCTGCGAGCAAACTGTTTATAAACTCAATAAGAAACTGAATTATTGCGTTCACTATTGCATTTAAAACTAAAGCGGTGATAAACCCCATAATGTCAACTGTTGTGAGAGGAAATATGTTGGGGTATTTAAATTTTGGTGGAAAATCAAAAGGCAAACAAGAGCAAAGAACAGGAACTGCGCCGCAAAGATCCTCACACCCTAAACCAGTGGCAACAAGGCGGCGAGCTGCGGCTCCCTCTGCATCTCCTGCGGCTTCTAGACGGTCGGCGCGGTCTGCAATTTCACGACACTTACAATCCATATAACTGCGAATGGCGTCTCGGGGATTAACTTTAGATGCAACATCGCGGACTACGGTGCTTAAAGTGCGAAGAGCCACGGTTTGAACGGCCTGTTGTGCCCCGTTTGGCCCCCAACGACCGGCAATACCTTGAGCTATAAACCTTGTGTTTTTTTCTGTCTCTTTGAAAGAAGGGTCGCCGACAAAATCGAACTCAGGGCCACCAGCTTCGGTCAGATACCTAGCAAATTCATCACGGTCCACCTCTTCCAAATCAACAAAGTCTGCCAGCTTCATGGAAGCAAACTTATCCTCAAACCCTTTGGCGGCGC